TAGCAGCAGTACCAAAAGGACCTAAAGCTGCAATACCCCCAGCAGCCATAGCGGTTAATGCAGCCCTGTTTGGCATCAATTGTTTAGCAAGTGCTCTATTACCAACTGGTTCAGTTGCAAGTACTGGAGCCAATCTACCTCCAGTTTTAGGAATTGTTGGTACTAAACGCTTAGATCTATTAACATCTTGTGTAACTTCAGCTAAACGTTCACTTGAAACTGGCCTACCGTAACGCGGATCAAATCCAGTTTCCTGCATTGACAACTTCTGCTCTTCTGCTAATCTGCCAAATTGAGACTGTACGGTTTCGTTACGATCAAGTTGAGAGCCAAAAATTAAACCAATTTCATCTGGATCTGGTGTCCTACCTCTTGCTTCAAACTCAGCAACACGTTGAGCAATTAATCGGTTAGGATCAACACCATTAGAAATAGCCTGAAGATCAGACTGTTTTAAATGCTCAGAACCTAACACATTTAATTTATTTTCTGCAAGATCCCAGTTGGTAAAATCTTCCAACCAACCCATAGAACCGCGACCTGTCTCAGCTACTGCTTTAATATTTCCGCGAGGAGCAGCACCATGTAATTCATTTAATGCTCCAATTTCAAGAGACCCAGCCCTAGCACTTTCAGCTCCACCATATTTATTAGCAAGCCAGTGACCACGGTGAAACGGTACTCCAGTTTCCGCAGAAAGCTGTCTACCAATATCACCCATTTTTTTCCATTCAGCTTTAACGGCTTTTTCATAACGTGTAGCTTCTTCAATGCCACGACGAGATGCAATTTCATCAAAAACAGGACGAGGTAATCCACCTTCTGCCGACATGTATTGGCGACGATTAATACCAATTTTACCTGTATCACTAATCGTTAAAGGCAAACCACTATAAGCACGCTGAGTAGCAAGTCTTTTTTCTGGATCAGCTTTCAACAAATCTGTAACCTTATTGATTTCCTCTCCAGTTTTAGCAGAGCGAAGAGCTTTATTGTAAGCCAATCGAGATTCAACAATTCTCAGTGCTTCTTTATTGCTGATATTAGGGTTAGAAGATTTAACTGCTTCAACTTTTTTTTGAATAGTTTGCAGAAACTCTTCCAAAGATTTAAAGGGGTGACCCTGGGCATCCTTTGCTGGTAAATAGCCACCCCTTTGGTAATAATCAAAAATAAGTTTAGATCCTTTGGGTGTCGAAAAATCAGCCTGAGCAGCTCTTTCTCGAAGGATCTCAAATCTCCTTTGAGCCTTTGTTTTGCCTCCAGGCATTAATTTTGGAGCCATCACTCATCACCCAATAACGTTGCTGCCACCCATTCCTTGCGCCTTCTTTTTCTTCTCCTCTTCGCGTTGCATAATATCTTGTTGACGCTTACGACTCATCATGTCTTCACGTCCAGCACCACGTTTACGTGCCTGATCTTTCTTTTCACGCTCCTCTTTCATTTTCTTGAGGCGCTGTAGTGTGTCAGCTTTAGACTGCTCTTGGATATCCTTAGAGGATTGACTACCACGTTCTTGTCCTTTCTTTACTTGGGCATCAACAGCAGCAAGCTTACCGTCTTTATTAGGATTATCGGTAGTACCATAATTACGAGCCATACGAGAGATATTCATCGGCTCAGCATTACCATAATCAGGCTCATTCATATAGGGCCTTCTTTTTGTATTTGCCATAATTAATTAATGTGCGATAGGATAAGTGTTTCTCTATGGGTAGGGCCAAATGTGTCCCTCATCCATTGCAACCAATTTCTACTGCCTTTAGCCTGATTACATTGCCTACAGCTGGGTACCAAATTTGAAGTAAGGTCTTCGCCACCAAGACACTTAGGGCGAACGTGGTCAAGTGTAAGTTCATGTAATTCATAAGTTTCTCCGCAATAAACACATTGACAATTGAAGTATTCTTTAATTGCACGACGGTGTAGCCTTTTTGCTTCAGAGCTTGTCATCGTTATTAGGTTATGGAGGTAGTGATCAGGACTAGGCAGTAGTGGAGTCATATTACCAAATCAACGAGTTATCCATACTTTTTACCCTTACGTGGGCGTGTACGGTTAGCTTTAGGTGACTCTAACTTTCCTTTATTGGGTCCAGTATGAGAAGCATCCATCCCATCCCCATTACCATAAGTCCCCAACTTACGGTTTAGTTTATTTGCATTAGTACGGATCTTAAGACCCTCTTTTGTCTTATTGTATTTAGCCTGTTGCTTAAGACGCTTAGCCTTAGCCTCAGGGTTAGTTTTGTAGTACTTAGATGTGCGACTTGCCATATAACCTTTTTTGAATAAGTTCAGGGTCTACCTTAGGCATAATGGTAGCAAGTTTATCAAGGGGGTTACCTTCATATGCAACCCCACTAATATCATTTTTTGATAGCCAATCACAAGCCGCTTTAAGATCAGCTGTAGAAGCTTCACCTGATTTAATACGAGCTAGGAACTCATTAGTTACAAGATTGTGCAGTTCATTGAACTGATCTTCTGTGGCCTTCTTATTAGCCATTTCTCAATACAATTTGATCTAGTTTATTTTCGATGCGAATCATATGATCCTCCATCTTTTGTAAAGCGTTTGCTAGTTCTTGGCGAGGTACATATTTTTCAGCAAACCGTAGTTCAATGGAATCAATACGTTTATCTAGTTGATCCATGCGTGAGTTAGACCTACTGTTGATTGCTGCAATACCGCCACCAATACCAATCACCAAGGAAGCAACACCTGTAATGACTGCCTCAATCATCGTTTATCGTTGATAATGTTTATAAGTTTAGTACTATAGTTAGGATCAGTGGCATATCCTTCTTTGACTAAAAGTTTACAACATTCCTCAATGGATGTTGCTCTATTTACACCTTTATATGTCTTATAATCTTTATACCAACGTTGCGTCAAATAAGACACACATGATTGCAGGTCAGGGAAGTTAATAAAACCAGCGGTAATAGTAATCCACTTACCATCAATAAACTCTTTAGTCTCGTGGTCAGTACCAGACCCCTTAAGTCCAAAGTAGTTATTAGTACCACTAGTGTGTTTACCCCACCCACTCTCTAGTGCCCATTGAGCAGCTACTACCTCAGGAAATTTAGCCCCTGCCTTAGAGGCGGCAGTGATAACTCCCTCCCACGTATTAGCAACGGGAGCAATAGGTTGCGGTGTAGTAATAGATCGGAAGGTCATAAACCATCCAGTACCTTTACCTTCTACTTCCCAACGTTTAAGCCAGTTCTTCCAAGAATAACGAACGCTACTACCACCACTACCAATAGTGACATAACCACCATTGACGTTATCCATCTCACCATACGGATCATGAAAAACACCACGTTCTCCATCATCACCAATCAATAGCATCCAATGGCCACCACCCCTAGGAGCAGTAGCTGGGCCTTTATGTAGGATACCAGTAGCAACTGGGTAGCCATTTTTAAGTTCATTAATCAAAGCCTGCTTAGTGCCTTTTTGATAGAAGGTAGCTAAGATACCGTACTGCTGACAAGCTTTGATGTGTGATTTATATTCAGTTGTGTCCCCATACTTCAAAACAGTACGGAGATAATCATCATCTGCGTTACTACCCTTAAGCGCATCAGGACAAAGATACTTGATGGCCATAGCACATGTAGAACTAAAGCACATCCGATCTCCATGCCCTGTTGCACTATCGGTCTGTGGGTAATACTGCTTAACTTGCAGCAATACCATCTTTATTTACCCCTAAAGGCACGACGAATACGACGGATTTTATCGTCTTCAGTACGAGTCTTGCTGAAGTAAGCAGCAGCCATGGAGATTGCTTGAGTAACGCTATTAGCACGGCGCTTTTTCGTTACACCCAAATACTCAGATGTAATGAAAAGGATGAAAAAAGCAAGCGTCTCATAGGACACTTTAATACCGAGAATAGTGATCATGGTTTACTCCCAATTGTTGTAGGTTTGACCAGTGACATAAGCAGCAAGCTCATCAGTGGTCGTTGTAGCTCTGATAGCTGCTTCCTTTTCGTCGCTCTTGGCACGGATAATACCGCGTTCATCAAGCGCCCAATCGGGAATAGGCTTTTGGGAACTGAGATCTTGACTGCGAATAACAAGCCAGTCAGTACCTTGAAGAAGAGAAGCAGCAGTTGCTTTGACTTGAGATACCCATTGATCAACGAGTTGTGCGTGATCCTTGGGGATTCCTGTATCCCAGTAGAAGCGTTGATCTACCGGAATAGGGTCAGGTTGCTCTGTGATGCCAATAGCTGCACGTTCCTCAAGAGACGAAAGACGGAGCCAGTTGGCAGGGTATTGAATGCCATCGTGGGTAAATGCCACATCCGGCGATAACGGTTGTCCGTTTAAAATAAACATATGTTCTCCATAGAAGTCGTGTTCACTAAGAGGGCAAATCAATGCAGTAAAAGCGGAGCATCGGATGCAGCTTTAGCGTGCGCGGGCGTATTGGAAGGGCGATTCGGCGAAGCTTGCCCAGATATATGTGCCGCCTGATGCGTTCACTTGTCCGCTGCCGCCCGTATCGCGCAGCTTGAAGCCATTGCTCAAAACATCAATAACCTGGGCGCCACCAGTCGGTGTGTTGGCATCTTCTGCATTTGATAGGTTGGGATAAAGGGACCTACCGGCATAGTTAAACGGATCTCGGCTTGTATCCCAAATCGTCCAATTGCTTGTGGCGTCCGTGCGCTTCACCATGACCCACCGACTTCTGTGTCCGGTATAAACAAACGGCCCATCCGAGCTGCCGTTGCCGGTGTAGCTGCCGAAACTAGAGTACCCGACTACTGGGGCGAAGCAGTAGGCGACGTGAGTGGTTCCACTTGAATTCGGATATGTTCCTGTTCCAAGAGAGAAAACAGTTGACGTTGGCGCCGTATTATTCATAAAAGTGCTATTGACGGCATAGCTATCTGTTGCATTTAGCAGCAAATACCCGTTTGCCGTAGTAGCGGAATGATATACAGACCAAGGGTATGCCGCTGATCTTGGCTTAATAATCACCAAGCTTGGCGATACTCCTAGCCCATGCCCAACAGTGGCGTTACTGCCAGTCCCGGTGTACGTGACAATCGAGAACCCCGCACTCGCATTAGCCCTCACCTGACTAGAGATGGAGCCTTGTGTGTTCGTGACTGTTGTAGTCCCGGCGTCCCAGCACCAGGCGGCGTAGGTAAATCCGTTGGCGTTGTAGTCGCCAGACATCGTAAATCCGTTGGAATCAAAGCTGGAAATCCACTGCTGACCGTAAGCATTTTCAGCATTAGTCAGGTTTGAATACAGGAGCTTTGCGCCGGCGCCACGGATAGTGTCAACAAGTACATGAGACGATGCTGTGCTGCGACCTTTGCCCCATGCAAAGTCAGGACTGAACGCAAGACTGCTGACTGTTTGAAACAGT